GCGATGCATCATTGGAAGCGCCCAATTGCGTAGAACTTCAGATGGAATGCGAATGCCTTGGCTGTCTTCACCGCTTGCATCACCCGCCGCCGCTGAAGCCTCTAGCTCAAAAGCTGCCGCTCTTTGTGCATGGCGATCAGTTGGGTTGGCATGTGCGCGAATGGCGCGCATTAGGCTGAATTGCCTGACTTCTTTTGGCGCTAGGCCAATATCAGTATCTTCAATTGGCTTGTTGCTGATTGCGTTGAGCAATTCACCGCGAAACTCTGAGAGAGAGCGGCCATCTTGCGCATACTTGTCAGCCAGTTCGCGTTGCTGATGTTTTGCCGCGAGGCGATACATTTCAGCCGTGTCTTTCGACGCTTTTGCAGCAGCCTCTTGGCGTATTGCTTCAACGTCTACTGTTGTTTCTTCAGACATAGTTTTTACCTTTGCAGATATTAGACCTTCGTTCTGGTCGTTGTAAGTTTTGGTTAAATCGGGGGCTGTATCCGTTGACCGTCCTACCCCGACTGTCCTGTCTGCGGGTATGCTTACAACTGATATTTCCATAGGCGACCAAGCATCAACGCGGTAGCTATCCGCGCCATCTTTGGCCATGTTATCGACTTGATAGCCGACTGAAATGTTGCTGCGTATTCCATCAACAACATCTTCGAAGACATCTTTAGCAAGCCCATTCCTTCCGAAACGAACCGTCGCGCGCAATCTCCGCGCCGAGCTATCGAGGTCAACATTCTCTACCACTCCAATTTGCTGGCGAGGGTCGTGATCAAGCAGCAATGGCATTCTGCCAGATTTGGCAAAACCCATGTCAATGCTGCGCTCACTGTGATCAAGTATCTCTTTCCCAAAGTTGCGATCAACTGGCTCCTCTGAGCTGACTGCAATGCGCACTGTGCGCAACTTTTCGTCTACGACCTTGCCATCAAAAGCGATGTCACGCATAAGCATTTTCTCGCGGTCAAATCGGTCTTTATCTTTTTTATACCCGCGCTCTTCTGTTTTGGTCAGTGTTGAAAACTTATGACCAACCATCACGCCAGAAGCCTCAAAGCCTTCCTCGCCTTCACGGTAAACCTCAATCAGTGCAGCCGGGTCATCAGCCTCGCCGCTGACACTAAAGTCACTGTCTGGAACGTTGATTTCACCGTCACGCTCAATTGACTTGATTTGGCCGTAAGCTTCGCCGCCCGAACTATTCCACCTGACAAAATCGCTGACGGTCAATTCGTCTGGTTCTGCCCGAACTTCATCAATTTCCGCTTGTTCTGTCATAGCCTGCCTCTCGGTCTGGTCGTTGTAAGTCTTAATCAGGTCTGGTCGTTGTAAGTTATCGCCAGAATGTTGCGCACATTCTAACACTAAAGCACTCTCAAGGTCTAATTTCCGCGCCTCTTTCTCTAAGCGCGCCGCAATGCGTCGACTCCACGAAAAGCCACTATCACCGCCCCAAAGCGCCCAAGCAATACGCCCGTTGGACGGGTAGCCCTCTTCACCGGGGCGAAAGCCCTTGGCCTGCTTGTCAACTTCGTGCCGAGAAAAGAACGAAAACATCCTCTTGACTGTATCGTCAGAGAGATTTTTGCCGCCACTGATGTCGCGCGCTCGCGCAATGCCGACCTCAGTGCCGCCCCGCCCAAACTCACGACGCCAAGCCAAACCGCGCGCCGCCTGAGTCTTCATTCCATCGCTCGGCTTATTCGGCATCAACAACCTCATCAACTTGCGCTGGCACTGGTTGCTTGTTGCCAAACGGCTCAAACGCCGTGGACAAACCGTAACTCTCAAAACAGTCTTTATCTCGCTGGATTTGTGCAAACGTTTCGTCGGCATCCCGGCCATAGGTTGCAGCGATGTCAGTATGGCTAAGAATGCCGTTCTGCAATCCGACTACAGCCGCATTCATTTCTTTGAGCGGGTCAACCCATTGGAAGCCACGACCGCGCCAGCTCACATCTAACCCAAACTTGTCAAACTTGTTCTTGCCGCTTATCGGAATAACCGCTTGATCAGTCGAATGCTCAAGCCATCGCAGATAAAGAGGGTTCATAAAGTGGTCTATCATAAAGCGATGAAGCGTTCGATAAAAGTCACGCTCTTCAAGCGCGCCCTGCCTGATGCTAGAATAGCTTGTGCCTTCAAGATCATTGGCTAAAGACGTATAACTTACGCCCAAACCGCCAGCGATACCGCGCAAAATAGCTTTCTCAAAGTCTGCGAATGCGCTTGTTGGGTGCGTTGGATCAAACGCTTTGAAATCAACCCCGGCTGGTAGCTGGTGAAATGTTCCAGCCTCTGCGTCATAAACTGGCGTATAATCATCCTCAAAGCCGTCAGCCGTAAACCCGTCACCCGCTGGCGACGTAAAGAAGCCCATTTTTGCCGCGCCAGTGCGCGCCGCAACCAGTTCAGCCTCGCGGTAGCCGTGCAACATCTTCAAGCTCGCAATTGCCGCGCAAGACCAAGGCACGCCGCGCGTTTGACCACCTCGCTCCATGCGGTAAATGTGCATTATGTCTTTTGCGTCAATCCTTGTGTATTTCTTCTCAACGCTTGGCGTAAGAAAGTCATAATCATTCTTATTTTGGGTCAAGACCCAATAGGCGACAGGCCGCTTGCTATCTTTGTCTATTTCAACGCCCATTCTGATAGAATTGCCCGATGAAAGAAGCTCATTCTTTTCCTCATCAACCCGCTCTGGCTCAATAATATTCAACCCCATTCCATAGCGCATATAATTGGCCTTGATGACGTGAATAAATACCTCTCCATCGCGCGCGCAGGCTGAAATGATGTGATTTTGTAGGTCAATCAGGCTCATTCTTCCGTCAATTGTCGGATTTCCCATACGCCCAAAGTCGCGCCAGGCCGCTTCAATAATGTCATTTCCAGCCTTATCCAGCGAATAATCAGGATTTCGGCCCTTTACGATGAGATTAAACCCGTTTTCACCTACGACATTGACCCGTAAAAGCTGCAAATATCTGCGAAAATACTCATTATTCCGCTCCAAATCACGGCTTCTATTGCGTAATTTCGTCAAGCTCCATCTGATTTCACTGTCAGCGGAGCGATCAGATGCGTTGAAGTCAGCGAAAAGCCTGCCAGAGTTTGCGGCTTGATAGTTTCGTTTGCGAGGTTGTGACTTTGGCGAGCGTCGAAATAAGTCCAGAATGCCCATTCGTTAAAACCTCACTTTTATCGTGTTTTGACTAGCCTTGCCGCGCTTGACCAGCATGGCATTGCGATCGCGCACGACTTCGCCCTTGTAGCGATCACGCGCGGCAATCAATTCGTCAAATGTCATTTTATTCAGCGATCTGCCTGCAATGCTGTAGCTGCCGACATCACTATCAGCGCGCCCACTTAACAAGCTCTCGATCTTTGTCAGCATTATCTCGGCATGCGTGCGCGGGTCAGTCGCGTTTACGTCCAGATCAGGTAAAACTTGCCACTCTCCCCGATCAATCACAATTCGATTGCCTGATGAAGTGTCCGTGATTTCAAGCTGCCAGTGGTAAAAGCCCTCTTTGTAATTCGCTGACGTAGAGCTTGAGACTGTAAAAAGGTAATTGTTGTTTGTCTCGGTCGCGGCAATCTTTATTTCATCCGCGCCGCCTGCCGTTATCCGGGCGACATATTCACAAGAAAAGGTTGCAGTAGGGTAACTGTTGGCGATGTCCGAGCGTTTCCATTGCAGAAAATCACCCGCGACAAACTGAACGGGTGCGCCCTCTGGCGCATTCGCAGCATCAAAGAGGTTTGACATTATTTGTATCCATGAACAAAGCTATTACGTCTCGGCATTGCTGGCCGTCTCATCGGCATTTTATCTCGCGGGTATTGTAACCTATTCTGTGCCTGTTTACTAATTTCTGCGACATTCACGTTGAGGATGCCCAGAGCTGCCGTCGCATAGACGCGGCAATCAAGCGCCTCGTTGCGCGTGCGCATCTTTACCCATTCTGGCCGAGGTCTTCCTTTGAAGTATTTGATTACCCGCTTTTCAGCCGTGAGCATACGGAAAAACTCTTCATTTCGCTCGATTGGAAAGTGACAATAGCCATCTCCAATGTCGCTTATTTTCAGCCGAGCATAAACCAGCTCCTTAGCCGTATTCACGCCAACCGGGAAAAGGTTGATCTTGCCTATATTGTTTTTGGTAGGGCGACCAACCAAAGGCTTGCCGTCGCCGCCAATCCCCTTAATCGCAAACACGCGCCGACCAGCTCTGAGCCTGCAATAGTTATAAACTTGCTGCGTATAGTGACCGCCACTATCGACGCACGCCGACCGTACAACCATTTCACCATAAAGCGG